CCCAAAGCCAATCCCCGGAGGGTTAGGAAGGAGGTCTATCGTAGGCCTCGACAGCTAGCATTGGTAATGCTAGTGTAGATGCACTACTTAGTGCCATCCCCGAAACCCGACCAAGGAAAAGCTTTGGTGCACCCTGCCGGAGTCGAGTTCACCTTGGTGAGCCTTTACTCACTCAAAGTTTAATCCATTGAGGGGTAGCGGTTATTCCCTTGCGAGGGGAATACTGCTCCTCTTTCTGGTGAGAGCTGAGAGTAGCGGGCAGAAGTGCACACAGGCAAGTCTGTGTCAAACCTGGGGGGTGGTCTACCCCGACAAGTCGAAACAGACTGTGCGCTGCATGACTCATGCCTCCGACCTATTCGCAGCGGTCATCGGAAGGAGGGCTAGTCCCCCAGACCTTCTGAGAGGGTGAGCTTGTCAGCGTACGAAACTCTTTAACTTAAAGACTTTCAACACTAAAATGCTGCGAATTATAGAGGTGCTATCCTCTAAAATCCTAGCACTTTATATGCCGAATGCCTTTAAAGTGTGGGAGTCGGAAGTGGGTATCTTCTGAAAAGAGATACGCCGCTTGGTCGATACCAGAGGTATCCGCTTCACGGTTGCGTATGTGAAAACATCACGCAATGCAGTGATGCGGGTTATCTCTGGTCGGCCTCTGGAGAAATGCGACGGTGTTGAACTCGTTGCCGGTTGGCCGAAATGGCTTCTCGGTTTCGAGCTCACCAAGTATAGTACGGAGGGGATCCGCCTTCTCTTAACCCTTTTGACGGGGTTGAGAGGGGTGGTCCTCCCCCCAGTGCTAGACTTGGAACCAATTACCCAGCAGTGGGGTGGTAGTGACCCGATCTCGGATCGGGAACTACGCCACGCTGCCCGGAAATTGGGGATCCGCCGCCTTCCTGCAGAGTTCCGCCGATTCCATATGTCGACAAAAAGAGGCCCAATAGGTCAGGCGCTCTTAACTTCGGTGACAGAGCTCACGCTCTTGCCCGCAGAACTACTCAGCGATATAAAGCTGGTAGGCGGGGAGAGCCTGTGCAAAATCATCGAAGCTCTTAGAGCGCCGCGCCTAGCGGGTTACTCTCTAGTCGACATCTGGTCTCGGATCTTCCCAGCAAAACGATCTCTGATTAGGAAGATCTCCTACTTCAGCGACAAAGAAGGTAAGACTAGAGTGATTGCAATTCTAGATTACTGGTCTCAGACCGCTCTTCGTCCTCTACATGATGCCCTTAACGGGGTATTACGTAAGATTCGGAGCGACTGTACCTTTAATCAGAATCACTTTCGCTCGTGTCTCCCCTCCTTTGGCCCGTACTACAGCATTGATCTTTCCAATGCCACTGACCGGATGCCCTTAGCCTTACAGCTAAGAGTAATCAGTCTGGTGATTGGAGAAGACCGTGCTGCTGCATGGGCTCGTCTCTTAGTTGGCCACGAATTTGCAGTCCAGGGGTCACCCGTTCCCGTGAAATACGGTTGCGGACAGCCCATGGGTGCCTATTCGTCATGGTGCGCGATGGCGCTGACTCATCATGTCCTAGTTCAGGTCGCAGCCTTGAGGGCGGGTAAACCGCACTTTTGGGCTTACGCCTTGCTAGGAGATGATCTAGTCATCGCCAACGCAGCCGTTGCAACGGAATACCGGGCCCTGCTATCAACTCTTGACATGCCTGTCTCTGAAGCGAAAACGCATGTGTCTGACGACACATATGAGTTCGCCAAGAGATGGATTCATGCTCAAGAGGAGGTAACAGGGTTCGCGATTTCCGGTCTGAAGAATGTCTGGAAGAGATATTCTCTCTTACAGAACTTCCTTCAGACGCAACAGCACCATGGATGGAGCCTCGAGACCAGCAGGCACCCGGACCTGGTCCGAGCCATATATGCTATATACGGACGGCCGCGTCAAAGCGACCGAG